GTAAGACAGATATTTCTTTTGAGTCTTTTGAATTACCTTCTCAAACCAAGGACTCATTTTTTCGCAGGCTTAACAGCATTATCAAGAAGACTCTTATGTCTTTTGTCTAATTTAAACATACCTTCAAGCCATGCTATCCCCTTCGTTCTAAGTTCATTCCTTTCAGGAACATTCTTTCCTGTGATTATACGCTCAACTGCTTGAATAACTAACTTCATCTTTTCACCTTCAGGCATCTCATCCTCAACAGCGATATCTTTAGCGACAGGTGATTTCTTTTTGGCAGGTTTAGATGCAGTCTTTTTACCTGTAATGCCGGCTTCATCTTTAGCAATAGCAATCTCTACTTCATCTGCTGATGCCATAGATGTGTCGATACCAATAGCCAACATAGCCAATGCCCTACCTACTGCTGATGTCTCGCAGTTCTCTATATAGGAAGTCTTATTAATATAAGATGCTTCCTGAACTTCATGTGCTAATCCTGTAGATTTAATAATTCCTTCGGAGTCTTTTATAGTAGTCTTCATTAATACTTCTCCATCCTCCATTGAAATTATTTCTGTCTCAATTGACCATCCCTTAAATTCAGGGGCTAGTCTAAAATACTTTACTCTCTCAGTTACTTCAACGTATTTTTTTTTCTTTACGTCGATGGTTTTAAATTGGTACGCCATGGTTTTTATTTTTATAAATTAAAGTTGATACAAGTTACAATGTTAATTTCTTTTAAACAAATTATACTCTAAATCTTTTGCAATCCCTAAATCTAAATCATCAGGTTCGCTGTAATAATTACTCTTAATATGTAGCATCCATTCTACATATGTTTTAGATACCTTTTTCTTTTTCATTGCAGTAACGACGAAAGAAAATTAACTATTGTATAGATTATCGAAAACGGTACACCATACCAAATAATATATCCAAAGTATTCAAATAATCTCGGTGGCTTTTTACGTGGTTGAAAATCTTCGGGTGTATACTCTCTTCCTTTCCAATCTTTTTCCATTATGCTATTGTATTAGTGATAGTATTTACTATCGGTTGATTAAACTTTTTATCTATGAAACGTAATCGCTTCTGCACGTTGTGAACTTCTCCACGAACGATCGCTGAATTCATCGCGCCTGATAAGGTATAAATAAATTCTAAATCTCGGTTAATGTCCTTGATTATTTCTTCCAATGATTCTTCTTCCATGTCAAATAGATTTTTTCTTTTCGTATTCTTTTTCCCAACATAGAGCAAGATGTTTCACTTCTCTATTATCTAGCATCAGGGATAACCCATTTGCTTTAATGTATACCGATCCACCTGAATGATGGGCTGGTATTTTTCTATCCTTTAAATAGACTACTGCTTTTACAGGATGATGATTTACTTTCCTTTCGGTATGTGTACTTGTGAACTTCTTCATGCCTAATCAAGTTCATCGTTTACTATCCAATTAAACTTATTGTAGCATTCTTTAGAACAAAATACCGTATCTGTTTCCTCGTAACATTCTAAGCAGTAACCGCTAGGGTCTTCTGTCCATGGATTCCCATGGTCTAGTCCTTGATCGTAGTCCATAATTTCGGATTTGGTTTTTGGTTTATAGTACGTATATAATATAGGGTTAACTTGTCAGTTCATGCAATTCTGAAGGATTAGTAGTGCCATATCTCTTCTCGTATGTTTTTAACATAGCCATTATTGTATCGTATAGGGCTGAGTCTTCAGGAAGGGACATCCCCTCGTTCCTTCTCTTCTTCAGAGCAAATAGTTCTTTGTTTAGAACAATCAATGTTTGAATCTCATTTAAATTTTTAGATAAAATCATGATATTATAAGTTTAATTATTGTATAAATTACTGCAAAGTAAGCAAGAAACATAACAACTATTCCTAAAATACCTACAGCGATCGTCATTCTCGGTCTCAATCTCATGCATTCATGGCTTTAACATATTCGTCATGCTCTGCAAGAAATTTTTCTTTGTACTTAGGATCAGTCATTGCCAACGATAGTTCCCTGATCCAATCTTTATCTCTCATAAGACAATTATTTCGATCAACTTCATACATATAGGTTAGCATCTCTTCGATATCATTCATAATTTTGATAATCTATTTTACGGTTAATATTATTCATTGTTTCAACAGCGAAGTCTACTACAGACATCCTTTTTCTTTTAAAAATTCTTTTATTGCTTTTAAATTTTCAATATCATCAGCCGGTGTTGGCTCTCTTGTTAAATTTTCATAATCATCAATCAATCCTTCCATATAGTCCTGATCTATTTCGAGATCATAAAGTTTATGGTGCTTGGCCTCCATACATCTGTCGAAGTATGTGCCTCCGCCCATTCCATCATTCCAAATTGTTACGTTAGGAATGTTTGTTTTACATTCGTATCCGAGTCCTCTTCGAGTCTCAAAATACCTTACTGAAATTACTTTTAAGTCCTTCATAATCCTAGAGCGTTTTTAAGTGTGCGTGTTGCCATCTCATCCTGATACATTTCTCTCGCTTGATCTTCAATTGATGCCATCGTGTACGGCTCAACATAACCTTCGGAGCAGTAATGTCCCATCATTACCAAGTCGCCATTCTCTTCGTCTATGTATGTCACGTCATAAGAACAATTCTTACAATCGGTATTGCTGTACGCATCCTCTACTCTATCTAGTAGTTCATTAAAGTAGTCCTGAGCCTCTTCGGTATAACTCTCGCCCTCATGGGCATTATCCCCGAATTTTCGGTCGACATACTCGCCAACTGCATCTATGATTTCAATTTCTCTATCTGTCATTATTTCTGCTCTTTAATAAATTCAACTACGGCTTCGTATACTCCAAGCAAATCGTTATTGCATAAGAAAAAATCCATACTATCTATTAAAACATGATCGGAACCATTTACACTCCTGTACAATTTACACTCCTGTACAACAGGCATAATCCAATCCCATGAACTATCCCACATTGGATCTTCTGTTACATAATCATCCACTTCTGTGGAGTAACATACTCTGCCATCATCATAGAATTCGCATTCCATGAACTTAGCAATTAACATATCGGTTTTATCTAAACTAACTGAATTCATAATCTATTTAACTTTAAAATTGAATGTTCGCACTTTGCGGAACGTGTTATCAGGATTAATACTTGTCAACTTGACTACCTGTAATCCGGCACAGGTCATTCTCTTCTCGGCAATCTCTTCTCCACCAAAACAGCGAAAGAATTCTTGCGTATCTAGATTAGTAATTTTATCGAATGTATCCCAATCAATGGTACTTACTTTTCTTTTCTCGGACATTTCGCCAATGGTTTGGCTTGTCTCAGTCATTTCAATATTATATATATCGTACTTCATAATCAACTCCTTACTATTCCCCAAACGATTGCTTGGAATTCATAACCTCGTACACCTACCATCTCTGCACATTTTAGTGTTAGTTGTTCTAACTGCTTGTACCTGAGTGGAGTTAATCCTGATTCAATAGTCTTGCCGAAACAGGCCCTTAGATGCCATACATCTATAGTCACCTTGCTGTCGTCTAGTTCAGCAATGTTCTTTACAAAAGAATAGGTCTTGGGTGATGCCTGATCTATTCCTCTCTCACCCCTAGCAATCTCAAATGCTTTGTTCTTATTGCTATGAAATGTAGATACCTTGACATCTTCAGGATTCTTACCATCATTAACCGCTTCTAGAACTGTTCTAGTGTCAATGATATTTTTCTCCCATTTGTTTCTAGGACTTAGTGCGCTGATTACTTGTGCAACAACAGCGGGATCATAGTCTAACTGCTTTCCCATGTCTACACAGATTTGGTTAGCGGTCTTGTACCATTGCATACCTTCTTGTGTATGTTGGTCTGTACGTTTCTCGTACATCTCTAGAAGATTCTTTTTTATCTTCCTTTTGTGATATGGCGATAGTGATTTGATTTTCATAGTTAAGGATTTGGTTTTGGTTTCTCGTACGTATATAAATTAGCAAACATTATTTTGCATTCCAACAATTATTTTTTTTCCCATAGGGAACTTTTTAAGGTTAACCTAGGTCGAACGTATAGTGTAAGTCTTCAGCCATTCCGCTAACTTTTTCAAGTAAATAAATGGCATCTTCCGCAGGCTTGATAAGTTCTTCCCGAATATTTAAATCGGCTAGTGTTATTTTGCCATCTTCTAATTTTTCAAGTAGTTCGACTAAGGTTGCAAGATCAGATGTAGTCATCATAATAAATTTATTTAAGGTTTCCGTTTCATCCTTTTGGAATCATCAGTCAAGGTTGCACCTTGATACGGAAGCAGTTTTACATCTTGCTTAGGATAGGTGGTCTATGACCAGACTCTCATTCCGCTTTGCTTGAACCATTCATCATCCGTTAGGATGTCTTCAGGGTCTTTAAGTTGTTCCCAAATACATTTTAAATCGGAAACATCCTTTTGGTTTTGCGTAAAATTGTTTTCCTTGAATTGGTTATACCAAGACTCTGCTTCGTGAATTTGAGAGCATTCTGAATAAACACTAACGTAGGGCTCTTTTAGACTGCACCACCATCCGTTATCCTCTTCATCCCATAAGTCTTCGACTAAAGGATGATTTTCTATCAAGTGAATTAATTTTGCTTTTCTCATGGTTTAATAAATTAAAGGTTAATTGTTAAGGGAATATTTACAGCGATTCTTTGGAACTTATCCGTTGAATTCTCAACACATCTATAAGAAAGTCTTATAAGATGTAAAGCCATATGGTTGTAATAATTTTCAATTATTTTGTCTTCTAGGTCTTCGGACAAATTGTCTGTCTCTAAAAGAGATTTAGCCAATTTAAGTATATCACCATTATAAAATGGTAAATCAATGACACTTGGTAAGCCACTTAGCCATTCGGCTAGATTCTTTTGAATTGGAAGGTGGCAGTTATTCTTATGAATAAATTCCTTGCTGAATGTTTCCAAAAGAAAGTTCATTTTTTCAGATGGTGTATCTGTCTTCACTTGGTACTCTGTACCATCGATCTTGTCTAGTAAATAAGTATAGATATTATTCCTATACTGCGATGAATCTGTCTTTAACATGGTTATGGATTTTTAAGTTTAACCTGACCTCCTAAAGGAGGTTTCGTCCCATCTCAGGGTACTCATCAGAGGTTTTTATATCCCTTTCAACTCTTTTGATTCTACGTCTCTATAAAGACCCAATTCATTAGTCATGAACTCAGATTTGTTGAGTATATAGTCAACTAATGTCATTTTGTTTCTGTCAGATAAAGAAGCATAGAATCTCATAAATCCTAAAGTATTATCGTCTGATTCACTACAGAACTCATCAAACTTTTTGAACAAGTGAGTGGTGTTGTAATGGCTTCTTGGGAAGGCTTTCTCTATGAAATTATACTCATAGTTAAAAGAGTACATTAGGACTAGATTACACTTACTAAAGGTTTTGTTTTTCATGATATTTAATTTAACAGGTTATTAATTTACTTGAGATTATTTTTTAGAAACCTTTTCAAGGTTCTAGAGATTAGAGTGAGATCATATTTAAGTTCATCAAGTTCAGAGAACTTGTTGACATTGTATCTCTTTCTGAATGAAAAATTGTCCTGACCTCCTTCGGAGTCTATGTAAACAAATTGGTTATTCGTTCGAATAAGGTTTACTTCTAAGTAAGAGGGCCAAGTTGACCCTCCGTAGGAGCAAGGAACTTCTCTAAAAGAGTCTTCGTTTTCTTTATATACTCTTACTAATTCTTTAGCAGTGTTAACTCTCTTGAGTAATGTAGTAGATATGGTTTTTTTGTTTTTCATGGTTTGGATTTTTGTAGTTCGTCTTTCGTACGTATACAATTTAGCACCGCTTTTTTGCCATTTCCAAAAAAAATTTGCAAATAATTTTCTTACGTAGTAAAAAAGTTTTTTATCCAGTTTTGGGGCAGTCTTGAACCTCGTGCCTAATCAATATCACTTTGAAGAATGATCAAGTCTAGACACAATCTTGACCACTAGCACGCACCTCTAACTTGTTAAACAAGTCAAACAATGTGTCCCCTCCTCTGGAGGGATAAGTGTTTTCGGTTTACTGGGGGGCTGATTGTTCGCACCCTCCTCAGGACTGGTCGAACTTTTCAGGCTGTCTTCGACAGGTGGTGTCGCACCCTCCTACGTGGAGACCCACTGCCTTCGCGGGGAAACGCCTAAACCTTGCGCGCTTTTCGGCAGGAAAGGCACCCCCCATCGAACTGGTTTGGGTTTCGGATCTCTCGGCTGAGATATATAATCCCCCCGCGGCTTATTTCTGAGAAATTTTGTGGACTTCTTTGAGTTGTTTAAGTTCTTCTTTTTTTCCTTTGTACTTCTTTTTAAGTGTTGAGTACTTCCGCTGTAAAATCAATATTTGGGAATATTGCTTTTTAAGCCATGGGGACATACTAACGACACCGAGCGCAAAAAATAAAGAACACACTGTGATCATAATCATGAACTCAGGGTTTTCGTTTATTTGCTCCAGGGTCATTTGTCCTGGTGTAGTAAAAGTGATTGTCCTAGGGTGGGGTTGATCTTGGATATTGCCCGGTAGATTACCCGGCTTCTTTTCTTTACTTCTGCCTTTTCGGTTTTGGTGCTGTCTTGTCCAAGGTTCTGATATTGTACAGCGTCCATGTACAGAAGTTTGTCTACTCTATACTTATCTGATTGGTGTATACAGTTTACGGTTTTCTCTATAAGTTGTTCATCGTATTTCATAAGTCCTCTGTCATTTAATTACACTAAAAAATTATGCAAAGTAATGGCCCTTGCACACTGAGTTTCGTCTTTTGATTGTCGAGATGTTCGTCGTTGAACGACATAATCTATAATATGCCTTTGGCTTATAGATGTAGTCTCTGTTCGTATTGTCTACACAAAGACGTGTCTGAAGGTACAACAAAAAAAGTCAAGATGCAACACTTGTTATAACATACAATACCAACTCTTCTAGAACGGTAACTTGCTGTCTCTGTTGATATAGATTCCTAAAACAACACATATGATACCTAACAGCGATTTCATGTCGTGACACATAAAGAGCATCCCGCCAAAAATCATAAGTGCTTCTGGAAGTATTTTTTTGATTTCATCTAGTATACTCATTCTTTATCTATATTAAGTATAATAAAAAAGAAAGCCACCGCTGCTACTACTAGGCCCCAAACAAAGCCCAGGAAAAACATTAGGCTGTTCTTGCGGCCTTTCTTCCGGCAGCAGCCTTCTTAGCCATACCTGCCTTTCCGTATTTTTTAACGCCAGCAGTGTAAGCAATCTTTTGTGCTGCATCTTTTGATTTACCTTTTTTCATAAGTTGAGCAACTAATCTTTTAAATGCCCCACCTTTATCAAACATCTTCTTCATAATTATTATTTTATTGTAGCCTCAAGGAGTCCACGTTCATACTCTAGTTGTTTCTCTATGGATATTATTCTATCCTCAAGTCTGTTAATAACATCTACTTTGTTATCAAGTCTTTCATGCACCATAGTTAACTCTGTTTTTAAAGAGGTGAACTCAGCGAATAGACCTCCCGCTGTAAATATTGCTATGACAAACCATAAAAAGATCTGCCAATTTTTTACAAAGGGGTTGTATGCTGCGTTACTCATTTCCTTTAGGGTACATATTCATATCTGGATCTGACATACCATCAGGTAATATCCCTGCGAAACTTAACTCTGTTATAATCTCCTCTGCATCTCCTGGCTTCAAACCAGGAAGAACACCTAGAATAGATCCAACAAAGTTATTTGCCACGTCTTCTCCTGTAGTCCTTAGTGCATCATACACTCCACGCAGCCCATTTTTATTCCATGCATCTTTTAATGATAAATGTTTAAATTCGTGAGCAGCCCCTCCTATATTTGCGGCAGCCACCCCTGCGGCATCTCCAATTATGTTTGTTATTATATTCGGATTATAACCTCCGGTAATCATATTACTTACGTCCTGTGCTGTATAAGCACTAGCCAATGCATGACGTACGTTATCAGGCTGATCACCATCTACACGACCAGACTCAACTAGACTATCAGCAAAGTTGAATGCTTTAGTTTTTGGACCGACTCCTGCCGGATCATATTGACCTAAAAATTGATTTACTTGTTCTTCACGAGTGGGCGCTCCTTCAGGAGGAGATATAAAATCCCCTATCCTATCTACGACCTTAGATGGAGTCCGATACTTTTTTATTTCTCTTTTTACAGCGGAAAGTTTACCGCCATCCTCAAGGGGTCTAAACCTGTAGTTCATTAACCGCCAAATCCAGGATCTTCAAAAGCGATGCCATTCAATACTAATAACTCTCTTCCATCTCTACTTTTTAATACTTTAGAAAAAGCAGGAACATCTTTAGCCATAGGAGCGAATACCTCTTTCCCTGAAGATAAATTTTTATTCTCTGCAAACGGAACTTGCTTACGATACTTTGCCATTATAACAATTTTAACATTTCTATTATCTCTGGTTGAGGGAATATATCTGACTTATCCTTTCGCACAGAGTTGTGTGTAAAGATACCACTTTCTCCTCGTAATGCTTTCTTTGAGACTCCCCACATATCTCTAGCATTGTATGTTTTATCAATACCATAATGATCTATCCAATAACGCAATAGGTTTTCTACGCTGCGTATTTGCTCATCTGAATATCTATGATAATGTCTCTTTCCTTTATAAGGTTCTTCCAGGCTACACACCTCTTCTTTTGGAACCTCTCTGTTTACGTAGTTAAAAAACTTACCACTCTTTTCTTCTAAACCACCCCATGCACAAAGTTCTATACCTATAGACTTTTTATCTAATGGCATATAGTCTAGGTTGTAAGATTCAAATACCTCTCTTTTTATTCCAAGATGGTATGCCCAGTACTTACTAGAAAATGCCTGGACAATTTTACCATCCCCCTCTTTGGCTCCGGTGTTTGATATGCACACACAAGTAGCGATCCTACCTCTGCTGTCATTGTTCCAGTAATTTACTGTGTTTACACCACTAGCATTTCCTGCTGTATGATGTAGGTATATCTGATTCTTCTCTTGTGCATCTTTAATATATTCATTAGAAGATAGTTTAACCTGTAATATTTCGTCAAGAAAACTCATAGTGTCTCATTTGGTTTTATAATGATCAAATCTATTAACTTTGTTTAGACATACACATACTGAAATGAGCCTAATAGATATTTTTAAAGACAACAACGATTATAACGAGAAGACCATAATAGGCTTTTTGTCATTCGCTGTTATGATAATTGTAATGGTAGTAGATTTAGTAACTGGCTGGATAGGTAAAGACTTGGTAGTCAATGAGTTCATCTATAATTCTTTTCTATTTGTAACCCTTGGATCATTTGGAATTGCAGGATTAGAAAAATTCTCACAAAGAAAATGAAGTTAAAGAAAACAAAAGCCAGTAAGAAGGTAGAAGCCCCTGAAGGATTTCACTGGATGACAGAGAATGGAAGACACTTTTTAATGAAGGGTGACTATAAACCTCACGCAGGCGCTAGTCCATCTGCTCCATTTAGAGTTGTTACTCATGACAAAGACATGAAGGCCGACATGGGAATGAAGGTGAAGGCCGCTAAAGAAGCAAAGAGCCGACTCAAGACTATGGAATACGAAAAGGGAGGCAAAGTAAAAAAAAAGTCCAAAGTAAACGAGGCAGGAAACTATACTAAGCCTAGTCTTCGTAAAAGAATATTCAATAGAATCAAGGCTGGAACTAAGGGTGGTAACGCAGGACAATGGTCCGCAAGGAAAGCCCAGATGCTAGCCAAAGCATATAAAGCCGCTGGAGGTGGATACACAAGTTAATGGCACTAAAGAAATCACAAAAATCATTAAAGAACTGGACCAGTCAGAAGTGGAGAACTAAGTCTGGGAAAAAGTCATCAGAGACCGGAGAGAGGTATCTTCCTGAAGCGGCAATAGAAAGCCTGAGCGATGAAGAGTACGCTGCAACTACTAGGGCTAAAAGAGCAGGATCTAAAAAAGGAAAGCAATTTGTTGCTCAACCAAAGAAGATCGCAAAGAAAACTAAGAGGTATAGAACTAACTAAAAGGTTCCTCTCCATTCATCTTTCTATATAAACGAGTAACTACGAGACGACCTCTTTGGGTTATAGCATATCTAACTCTGTAGTTATACTTAGTCTCATCTCTAAAAAAAGATTCATCAACAGATCCACTTGGGGTTAATTTATCAAAGTGTTTATACACCCATCCATCACTAACCATCTTATGTATAAGTCTCTTTCGCATTCGTGACTCGCTCTTTTTCAGCGCTTTAGCAATATGGGCTATTGTAAAAAACTCATAGTCATAAATAAACATTAAGAAATCAAGTTCTGCCCTGCCAAGTTGATGATTCTCTTTTGCATCTATATACAGAAAATGTAGGTTCTTTAGATTAGTATACAAAACATCCTTAGATTCTTTTTTAGAAAACTCTCTAAATAGTTTCTTTCGGCTTGTGTAACTTTTCATGATATAGGTATCTTTGTTTCAAAAGTAATAATATGGGAAGTCTTAGCGGTGTAAAAATTAAAGATACGTTTGGTCTACTATTAAAGATGGCCACTTCACAGTTGTCAGCCACAGAAGAGGTTGTACAAGATGGAGCCGGAAACAATAGTGCATTAAAGATATCTACAGATACAGTAGAAACAACTGGTACATTAAAGATAGGTTCAGCAGCAGCATCAACTACTGAAGAAAATGCATTGATGTTAAACTCATCAGGCGTAGTAGTAAAAAGAGATCTAAGTGCTAATCCTATTGGTACAGCGAGTATTACAGCGAATAGTCCTATCGTCGCTACAGGAAGTACGGTAGGATTAACTGATCCATCTGCACTTACTGCACTAGCCGCAGTTAATGTTGCAAATAATGATCAGTACTTAATATGGGACGAATCAACATCTTCTTACAAGTCTATAACCGTATCGGATGTAGCAACCTCTGTTGAGAGTAGAATAGCAGCAAACATAAACGTATTTACCGCAAGGGTAGCGGCACAAAACATTGCAGGATCTGGAGCAGACATATCTTTTGCTCAAACCTTTGGACTTGATTCAGGAACAACTAATGCGACATCATCTACCGCTGTAGGAACCGCTACCGCTGACGTGACATTGATGGATGGTACAGGAATAAGGACAGACATTCAAATAAACACAGAAAGCCAGTATCGATTTGAAGTAGATCTAGAAGTAACAACAGGAGGATCTCAGGGAGTTACTGTAGAACTTATACATGACACTGGAAGTATAATGAAATTCTCAGAAACACTAGCCACAGGAACAAGTACGATATCATTAAGCAGAACATTATATTCTACTGGTGGTGGACTAACTTATCAAGTAAAAGTATCTGGAACCGATACAGTTACGGTAACAGCGAATAGTACAGTAAGAGTTTTAAGAGAAGGTGCTCCAAACACATCGTTCTCGTAATAAGTAAAATAAATATGGATCTTAAAAAGAGAGTAAAACTCTTTCTTTTACTGAAAGTAAAGATGGAAGAGGTTATGGCAATTATAGATGAGCATGGAGCACGTGATGAGTTCCTAGCATCCTACTGCTTTGGCCTTTCTACAGATACTCCTTTAGATAAAGTATTTACAAAAGACACAGCGTATGAGTTTCTTGCAGGGTTTACAGCAGATAACTTAGACGAAATAGACGCAATGTTTGAGGCCATGCAGCGCGTCTATGATCAGAACCAGGACTCTCATGGACCTTCTGATTCAATCGATTATTGGCTTAACATAAACTAACAAAAAACACAATGGCAGAAAGCGCGAAGGACTCACTAAGTTCTTTTATTAACGAATTAGAAGAGGTTCCTGTAGACCCTTCATGTAGCATAGATAACCCTGAATGCGAAGCCTGTGGGAGTTAGATGAAATAAAAATAAATTAATGGAATTAATTAGAAAAATTGTTATTGGACAAAACCCAAAAGATGCCATGGCTTACTTTGTAGGCCAACGTGCTGGAGGAGCAACAGTTGACTCTATCGTTTTAGACGAGAGGTTATTTGTTAAACACGGAATTCGTCGCTACCTTGTATACTTATTTGATAAGGATAAGGGTATTACTCTATGGAAGACAATAGACGATATGCCATGTTTAATTGAACACGACTGTGACTTTGAATGAAACCGCTTAGATATTTTATTGTTGATATCCCTAAAGTTAGCCGGGATACATTTATGATGGGCGATAAAGAATATTATCTAGACCCAAAGTATAACGAGTTTGAACACAGGGCAATGGAAGGCATTGTACACTCTGCTCCTATAAAATATAATACAGGGGTAGAAGAAGGAGATACATTATACTTTCATCATCACGTCACTTTAGGTGGAAACCATTTAACCCTTCCAGAAAATAAAAGAAAACTAGAGGTTGCTGAAAGAAGAGGACAGTATGTTCACGGATACAAAGACCTTTATTATGTTATGTATGATGGAGGTAATGATCCATTCTTTTGTCAAGCATACGCATACAAAAGCAAAAAGACAGGAGAGATTAAACTGTTAGGAGAATGGATATTCTTAACTCCAGCAGAACCAGAAGTGCTAAAGAGCGACATCATACAATTGCTTCCACAAAAAAAGCCAGACTCCAATCAGTATGGATACGTAAGGTGGGGATCAGAAAAACTTAAAGATCTTGGACTAGATGTTGGTGATAAAGTTTATATAAGAAAAAATATGGACTATGTCATGTACATAAATGGAGAGAAATTATTTAGAACTTATTTAAATCATATTTATGCCAAAGTCGAAACAGAAGTATGATAACGTAACCACCGCTGTTAGATTAAAAGAGTCTATGCAAATAGCCATAGAACACATGATCAGCGAAATACAAAAGCCTGTAGATCAAGAGTTAAGCGGTTCTCAACGTAAGGCAGAGTTGCAAGCAATCAAACAAACAGCGGTTGATGCCAAGGAACTAATCATAGAAAGAGAACGCCTGGAACAATTGATAAAAACGCTACAGGATAAAGGTGAGTTAAAAGAAGAGCAGGACTACTCAGGTGGCTTTGCAGAAAAATATTCAAAATGATTATAGTAGATGATTTTATAAAAGACAAAACACTATTAGCCAACATAGCCAACGACAGAAAATTCTTTGATAATAATGGTCAGTACTATTGGTATGATGGATGGTGGGTCGAAGAGCCTAACACGCTGAAGAAAAAACTTATAGAAAACATATGGGGACATAATTCTCCTTATCATGATATTAGTGTATGTGGGTTTGAATACTGGACAGGACAATTAGGTCCACAAATAACGCATCAAGAATTACCGGCACACATAGACAAAGACGAAGCCGAATATGAAAAAACTGGGAAACATATAACGCCAACAATAGGAACTGTTTTTTATCCAGTACCAATGGACATAGAAGGTGGTGAATTAGTTATATACTCAGAAGGGGAAAAAGCGCCTGAGATTGTAAAGCCTGTATTTAATCGATTAGTTATATTTCCAGCCGGTCAACACAGACACAAAGTAAACCCTGTAAATCAAGGAGTTAGGTCTGCTATAGCAATAAATTTATGGAAGAAAAAACCATCTGGAGAATTATTAAAAGAATCTATATAGTATATGTGATATGGCTGGACTAATTACAATTGATGAAGACATTCTGGTAAACATTTGCCCAGATAATTCATCGGGAAAAAATGTAGTCATAGCAGAACTAGATATCCAACTTCCTAAGCAACCTCCCAAGAATAAAATATTATTTAATGACTTGCCAAAAGCCGAACAGCGATGGCAGAGAACTCCTTTACCAGAGGACTTAAAAAAAGTAACATCCATGGAAGAGTGGATGACTATGCCAGAATCATTTCGTAAATTACATACTAACTATATTGCTCAAGAATATGAAAGACGACGCAGCGGTGTTTGGTTCTATAACAATGGAGTACCCACCTATATCACAGGCAACCACTACTTCTTTTTACAGTGGTCTAAAATTGACATCGGATATCCAGACTATCTGGAGTTCCAACGAGAACTTTATATACACCTTGAAGCCTGCTCAGTAGACCCACGTTCTTTAGGACAGATTTATGTAAAGTGTAGACGATCTGGATATACTAATATGTCCGCATCTATACTCGTCAACGAAGGCACTCAAGTAAAAGAAAAACTCTTAGGCTTAATGTCTAAGACCGGAGCAGACGCTCAGGAAAACATCTTTATGAAAAAGGTAGTTCCAATCTATAAGAGTCTGCCATTCTTTTTTAAGCCGATACAAGATGGAACAACAAACCCAAGAATGGAACTAGCATTTAGGGAGCCATCAAAAAGAATTACAAAAAAGAATAAGACATCAAAAAGCGGAGAGGCGTTGAATACAGTTATAAACTGGAAGAGCACAACAAACAATGCTTATGATGGAGAGAAACTTCATATACTTTATTTAGACGAGGCAGGCAAATGGGAAAAGCCTACAGACATTAGAGAGTCCTGGAGAATACACAGAACCTGTTTATTGGTGGGAAGAAAGATTGTAGGTAAAGCACTTGTAGGTAGCACAGTAAATCCCCTGGATAAAGGAGGCAGGCAATTCAGAGACTTGTATGATTCAAGTAACCCATTAGAGCGAAACGAGAACGGAAGAACTAAGAGTGGTTTATATTCTATATTCATACCATCATACGATGCGCTGGAAGGATTTTTTGATGTCTATGGGATTCCTGTTTCTGAAGACCCACCAAAACCAACAGCGTCTAATGATGGTGAATTAATAACCATCGGAGCCAGAACATTTTTAAAGAATGAAAGAAAGGCTCTAGTAGGAGATTCCTATGAACTTAATGAGGTTATCCGACAATTCCCTTTTACGGTAGCAGAGGCTTTTAGAGACAGTGCTAAGGCATCATTGTTTAATGTACAGAAGATATACGAACAGGTTCAGCACAACCAAGAAATGTTTCCCTCGCCTATTGTCGTAGGTAATTTTGTTTGGCAGGATGGTGTTCTCGATACTCAAGTTATCTTCAAGCCAGACCCAAACGGAAGATGGCGAATAGCATGGTTACCTCCCGACGAATTAAGAAACAAACCTAAGCCTGAAAACGATTGGCTTGGATGTGGAGGTGTTGACTCATATGATATAGATGCCACTGTTGATGGGAGAGGTTCTAAGGGTGCTTGTCATTTATATAATAAATTTAATATGGCACATCCATCAAATATGTTTGTTGCTGAGTATGCATCAAGACCTCCATTAGCAAAGATTTTTTATGAGGATGTTTTAATGGCATCTAAATACTATGG